CTTCATATTGGTTATTGTTGTTATAATTTCTTTTGGTTCTATTACTGGTAGATCTTTCATTATGTTGTTACCTCTCGCGGCTGTATTTCTAATATTGAAGCTATGACGTGCAGCTCGTTCGCGTCAGCAGCTTGTACTTTTAATGCTTCACCTTCTTCCATTATAAGAGGTTGACTCAAAAGTTCTGTTGTTGCTTTAGATGCTATGGCTTTATCTTTAAATAAGTTAAATATAGCACTACTAGCATTTACTAAAGTTATAGTTATTGTGCTTCCTGATCCAGCATCCTCGGATACCAATAATGATTTAACAACAGCTGTTTTGAAACTAGGCACTGTGTACAGTGTAGTTAGATCTGTTGTGGTTAAATCTGCTTTTTTATTTATAAAACTATTTGCCATTAATTTAAAAAGAAGTTTTCTGCTTCTACTTCATCCTTTAATTCTTGTTGAAACGTTGTATTTAATTTTTCTACTATAGCATCAAGATCTCTTACCTGTGCTTCTGCAGTACCTAAATCATATTGTGGTGCAGGTCTTGTTAATACTTGTACTATCTTTGCCATTATCTACGTCCGTCTGGTTGTATATCTAATCTAAATGTTCCTAGTTTCCAACTTTGACTAGCACCTGTATTTGCCACTTTTAATGCAATGGCTCTAGCTCTTGCTCGTGTATCTACTTTTTGTGTAGATGACGTTACAGTGAAAGGCCCTAATGCAGAACTGGACTGTGAGTCATTTGGAAAATTTCTTAATTGTAATGTAATTTGTGTATTACCTGTTTGAGATATAAAGTCTGGTATAAATCTTCTTATCTTCATTATAAACTCTCCATCTCCTCTAAGATCAGCAGCTCCTGTTGTCTGACCTAGTGCGGTGGTTCTTTGACTTATATCAAAGTCTCCAGAAGATATATTAGCTGTAATTGCAGTCGTTGTACCACCTTGAACTTGATCTGTGCCTGTTTCGTGTTCATAGTATATTGTAGAACCTTCAGTATTTCCTACAACATCAAAAGAGGTATCAACTGAAGCACTATACTCTAAAGCGTGTGGTTTTCCAAATACTGCAGAGTCTTCCCACATTGTTCTAGCAAGTGTTCCGTTTGTCCAAACAGGTCTTTGTGGTGAAGAGTCAAAATAGTTATATGCAACCATTCTGTTTACAACAGAAGATGAGGAAGTTGGATAAAACCATATGACTTCACCAAAAAGATTATTTAATCCAGCAGATACCATTTGGTTACCAGATTCTAAATTTATGTCATCGTACACAAAGTCTTCTACTAAACACGGTAGTGATTCTAGTTTACCAGCATATCTAAAGAAACCATTCTCTGACATCCAATATGCAGAACCATCAACTTCTACACACGCATTCTGTCCAACCAATCCACAGTTAGTTCCAACTTGTGCAAACGCAAACGTAAATGGTTGACCAACAAAACGTTGTGTAAATAATGCTGTATCAGTCCAAACATAAATTGCATCTCTACCTCTAATGGCCCCTCTAATCTGTGATCCATCAGCAAGTCTCTGTGTACCAGCTGTATTGGTTGCTGTTGGCACATACGTATTAATATCTTCTTGATCAGAAAATCTTATAAACATATCGTCTTGTGTTGACGTATCTCCAATGGTTGTTTCTGTTCCAAAGAAAACTAAGTGACGATCTGGTGTCGATACAACCATATGTCTTGATGCAGTTGGTGCACCAGTTATAATAGCTGCTCTAGTATTTTCTGCACCTGTTGCTGCAGAGTCCCAAGAAAAAACAGCACTATCATGAATTAAACAAATCGCTTTGTCACCAAAATTATCTAGTGACCACATACCAGGTTCTAATACTAAGTCCCCTGATGCAGCTTCACCCCATGCCACAAAGTTAGTTGTGCTAGTTACAGTTGCTCCACCACTGTGTGCAGCTTTTGTTGTACCTCTAACTTCTCT